GCCGCCCCCTCCTGATCCCAATACCATTATCGCGCAGGCCGAAGCTGCGAAGGCTGAGGCCCAGCAAACCCGAGAGGAGATCCGTGCACAGTCTGAGTTGATCAAACTGCAACAGGCCCAGCAGAAGATGGATTTTGACCAAACCATGCAGCAGCTGAAGATGCAGCAGGAAAGGCAGCAGGCGGATCTGAAGACCAGCAAAGAAAAAGTTGAATTGATGCTGACTGCTCAAAAACAGCTGTTTGATGAGCAAAAAGCGCAGACCGATATGCTCAAGACCATGGCCGAGACATTTAACATCATCCGCCAGGGCGAGTATGGTCCGAAGGGATCTGAAGAAACAAAATTCGGCGAGATGGCCCACGAACAACAGGCGCGAGAGATTGCGCAAGCACAACGCGGAATTTAACAAATAACTCCAACCGCTGACCCTGTCAGCAATTCATAGCCGCCCCGGTTTTCCTGGGCGGCTTTTTTCATGCCAGAAATTCACTAGCGACCACTGAGGTTAGGCAATATGAGCGACCAAGAAACTGATACCACCGAATATTCTGAAGCAGCTCCGGAGGAGCAGGAAACCGTTGAAGCTGGCGAGCAGCAAAAGACGGATTCCGAAGAGAAGGGATCGGGAGGTGATGATTCGGGTACTGACTACGTTGAGACAGACGATCCCAAAGTAATAGCTCGATTCGGTCATCTGACGCGCAAAGCGACAGAGGCGGAGCGTAAGGCTTTGACTTTGCAGCGGCAGCTCGACGAGCTGAAGCAGCAGAAGCAAAACGACTCCCAGCAACAAACGCCTCTTAAAGAGGTATCTGCTCCAGACGCTGATCTGGCGATCGACAACCCGGAAGAGTTCAAGCGCCAACAGCGGGCGTATGTGGACTATATCCGGTCTGAAGAGCGCCAGAATGTACAGGGTGAGCAGAGAAATCAGCAGTCTGAAGCTGAGAAACTGCAAACGCTACAGCAGCGCGTTACCACCTATGTGGAGCGCGCTGATAAGCTCGGAATCGCCAAGGAAGCCTTGGTTGATGCCGGCAACGCAATCGAGCCATTTATGAGCGAAGATTTGCGGGATACGCTTTTGATGGATGAAGACGGCCCAGCTTTTACCGTCTATCTCCACGAAAACATATCCGACCTTAGCGCCCTATTGGAGGCATCGAAAGAGAGCCCCTACCGAGCAGGGCAAGCCATTGAGCGTATGCGCACGAAGCTGAAGACAGCAAAAAAACCCAAATCAGATTTGCCGCCCCCGCCGACAAAAGTTCGGGGTACTAGATCCTCGGATAAAGCGGAAGACGGCACCTTATACGAATGAAAGGTGGCTTAAATGGCTAACAATACAGACAGTAACATTACGCTCAAAGTCGCGAAGGGCTTCAAGCCTGGCTTTGAGGCGTCCATTGTGTTGATGAATACCGTCGACACGCAAACTCTCCCGTCATCCGGGTTGGGTACTCCCGACTACGGCGAAACCGTCAAGTTCAAACGCCCGATGCAGTACCGGTCGAAAAAGACCGCAACGGGTGACATTTCTGGCGGCCCGCGCAATGACCTGATCTTCGGCAGCTCCTTCGGTGAGGTTCAGCAGTTCTACACCGTCGATGTTGAGTTCGCGATCATCGAAGAGGCGTTGCGCCTTAACGAGCTGGAGGCAGCTCTCAATCCGATCGCCGAACAAATTGCGGCCGACATTGAAACGGACCTCGGTACGTTCATGATCGAGCAGTCCGGCCTTACCTACGGTTCACCCGGTACGCCGGTTACCGCTTGGTCTGATGTGGCCGGCCCCGGCGCCCTGCTGAACTCTCTTGGAGTTCCGAACGGCGAACGGTTTTACACCATGAACCCGTTTTCACAGACCAACCTGGCCGATACTCAATCTGGCCTGGCGTCTGGTGACAACAACCTGGTTAACATGGCGTGGAATCGTGCCCAGATCAGTACTCGATTCGGTGGGCTGAGGGCTCTTTCATCCAACGCGCTCAGCTCTTACCAGGCTGGTGTTTTGGCTGGAGCCTCCGGTACTGTGTCTGCCACTCCCGACGCGACCTATGTAACCGCCAAGGACACCTACCAGCAGAGCATTGTTCTCACCGGTCTGACTGTTTCAACAGCAAACGCCATACGCCCTGGCGATGTGATTGAGTTCACCGACAACAATCGGAATTACATCAACCTGAAAACCCGTCGCACTGTGATGGGGGCTGATGGTTTGCCGATTAATTGGCGCGCGACTGTTGTGACTGGTGGCTCTACTGATGGCGCTGGAACTGTTACCGTCACTGTCGCCCCCGCGGCGATCAATGAGGGTGTGACTGGGCAGTACAATAACATTTCCACCCCCATCACTGCCGGAGATGCGTTCACGATTCTTGGAACTGCCGATATCGAGTTCCAGCCGAATCTGTTCTACCACAAGGCGGCTTTCGGTTTGGGATTTGTGAAGCTTCCCAAGCTGTATAGCACTGATACCGTGATGACCATGCAGAATGGTGTATCCATCCGTGTCAGCCGGTATGCAGACGGTGACGTGAACAAAAACATCGTCCGATTCGATGCGCTGCCGGCGTTTGCCTGTTTCAACCCGCTATTTGCGGGCCATGGATATGGCGTTCCGGCTCCCTAAACCTTATGGCCCTTCGGGGCCTTTTTTCTGAGGCCGCTATGCATATTTCTTATTTTCACGGGACAAAGGGCGATTATGTCCAGGTTGTCTCGCACAAGGACCAAGATAAGAAGCTTAAGGCTCTTGGCTTTGTCTGCTCTGTTGATGATCTTCCTGATGGTGAAAGTGACCCTGTCGAGAAAGTTGAATCTCAGGCTGTTGAGCCGCAACAGGTTGATGTCGAAGCAGCAATTTATGGATGCGTCGATAAGAACGAAGTCGAGTCGCTGATTCTGTCCACAATAGGCGTTGATATTGACAAGCGGGGCACTCTCGATACCGTTAAGGAAAAAGCGTTTAAGGCGCTTGAAGATTTCCGCAATGAAAGTTGAAGACTTGGTTCGAGATTCCCTTCAGGAGCTGGGTGTGCAGGCTGCCGAGCAGCCGATAACATCTGACCAGATCCAGACTGGCATTCGATACACCAACCGAATGATGACCTCGTTGGACTATTTGAATCTTGGATTCACCATCGTCGATGACGCTTCGGATGAGATCACAGTCCCCCCGTTCTGTGATGAGTGGATGGTTAAAGCCTTGGCTGTGAGGCTGTCCCCGCAATTTGGTGGGACATCAATGCTTCCAATCATCATGGAGGATCGCGATACCGCCTACGCCAACATGCTGATGCAGCTGGTTGAGGTTGACCCATCCTGTTATCCATCCAGGCTACCAGTGGGCGCGGGGAATCAGCAAGACGATACTAATATCCGCTTCTACCCTGGACAAAATCAGGTATTGGAAAAAGAGGATGGACAGGACATTCTTACAGAAGAGGGGCAAACCATTCTTCCACAAGACTCAGGTAGCGGCTCATGTCCCTGTTAGGAAGAACAGAATTACCCTTCACCAATGGGTTTTACGATTCCAGGTCAAGGGCACTTTCTAGCCAGCGTTGTATCAACTGGTATCCGAATATTGTGGAGTCTCCAGCGTTAAGCGATGAGAACCTGTATCCGACCGCTGGGGTTGATCAGGTCGCTACAGCCGGCGGGATTAATCGCGGCTCCTTCCTGATGAACCGTCGCCCCTATTTTGTGAATGGAACTCGCCTTTTCCGCCTGAATCGAGAAGTGGGGCCAGATCTGGAAGAAATGTTTACTGTTGACGATCTGGGAGAGATTGCCGGCACAGGTCGGGTTAGGGTGGCAGCCACAGGTCAAGAGCTGGCGATTGTCGTCCCCGGCGTTACTGCCTACACCTACAAGGACGGAGACCCGAGCCGAATAGAGATAACCGATCCTAATTTCGATGGCCCGGTTGATGATGTTGTCCAGATCAACAGCTTCTTTGTTTTCTGCAAGACGGATACTAATAAGGTATTCCAGTCTGCTCTAAATGACGGACAATCATATAACGCGCTGGACTTTGCAACCGTTCCGCAAGTGCCCGTAGTTGTCGGCATGATGGTATTTCGCAACCAGCTGTACATCATGGGCGATTCCCTGACAGTGCCGTTCGATCCTGTGGGCGGCCTGAACTTCAATTTCCAGCCGATTCCTAATGCTGTTTTGGATATTGGCCTTGCGTCTGTTCATGCGAAAACCTTGTTTCGGAGCTCATTCGCATTCGTGGGCAGTGGAGAAAATGCAGAGAATTCAATCTGGTTATTCTCTGGGGGCATGAACCGCATATCGATCGACCCTGTAGATTTCCTCCTGCAGAATCAGAACCCTGATCAGATAGCAGAGTCATTCATGACCAGGCTGTCCCAGAATGGGGCCGAATTCGTAATGTATACGGTTGGTGATCGGTGTTTGGGGTATGACTTGTCGGTGGGTCGGTGGCATGAGAGAGAGTCACGAATTGGAGAAGAAGACTTTCGGTGGCGTGTCAATTCCATTGTTCAGGCATACAACAAGATATTTGTTGGTGATGCTGTTGACGGTCGGATCGGTCGCATCGAAGATGAATTGATGACCGAATACGATAACAGCATGATTCGCACACTCGTGACGCAGCCATATTTCGACGGCGGCAACAGGGTGATGGCAAAGGGGATTGAGGTATACACAGATACCGGAAACGGTGAGGATGACTTAATGGGACTTCGCTGGTCAGACAATGGGGGCTACAATTGGAGCAACCAGATTTTGCGCGGTATGGGGAATGCTGGAGAGTATGGGCGCAGGGTAGTATTTGACCGACTTGGCTCATTCTCCAATACCAGGGTGCTGGAGCTAACTTACACCGGCCCGAACCCTTGCGCTATTAACAAACTCATGGCGACCACGGGATAATGGACGAGATACTTCCTCCACATGATCAATTCCCCCTGGTAGATAAATCGGGGAATGGAGAGAACCGGTTTTTCGGTTGGATCAGAGCCATTACTCGAAGAGTTAATAGTTTGACTCCCCTGAAGGGGGCAGGCAGCCCGGAGGGCGTTGTAGAGGCCGCACTGCATCGCCAGTACATTGATACCACATATCCGGTGGGCGCCACCCTCTATCTAAAGACAACAGCGACCGGCAATACCGGCTGGCAGGCGATTGGATGATCATCATTCAGCATGACGACTTTCTCAATCATTACTATGACCTGGCGCAATACGCGAAAGATGCGATTTTCAGGGATGAAGTAAACCCCGATGATGGGGTTACATACCCCCTGATCTGCAAAGAGATTCCTCGGGCGATTTGGGATGATGTGAGGCGTGGGCTATCGGAATATATGGGGCAATCACCTGAAATTCATGCGCTATTCATGCGCCGTAGCCCCGCGGGTGTCCACGTTCCCCACGTGGCTCACAATGATGCGGTGATGGGTCGATACAGCCTCATGCTGTACCTCGATGATCAAGAGGGTTCTGGGACAGCATTCTTGCGGCATAAAGAATCCGGCATTATGTATCAACCGGAATCAAAAGAATTCGTGGATACGGTTGTTAGAGATCAAAATAGCCTGGACAAGTGGGTTGTTTCATCCATGACCCAATCCAAGGCAAATCGGGCTGCAATATTTGATTCGAGTATTTTTCACTGCGCCATGCCGGTAGGTGGATACGGTGAGGGAAATTCGGCCCGGACAGTATTAACGTGTTTCTTTAGCTGAGGTCTATCAATGTTGGAATCTATTTCCACTGGGATGATTTTTATGGGTGGGTTTTTACTCATTCTATTTTTTATTTGCAGAGATCCGATTGTAGGCATCTGTAAAGACTCTATTAAGCGAATAAATCAGCAACAAAAGTGATCCGCAGAGCCTTCGAATCAGATTTCGGTCGTATTGTTGAACTGTCAGGCGAGTTCTGGAAGGACACAATGTTCGAGGAGCCTTTCGAGGCTGAACACACGCTCAAGATGGTTGAAATGGCCCACGAGCATGAATTACTGGCTGTTCTTGAAATCGAAGGATCTGTAGAAGGATTCGCAGCGGGAATTTCGTCTTTCCTCCTGGCCTCAACCCAGGCAAAATGTGGTACCGAGCTTGCTTGGTATCTCTCCCCGGATCACCGAGGGGGCAAAAATGGTGTAGCGTTGCTTCAGTTCATGGAGCAATTGGCAAAAGAGCAGGGCATTAAGTATTGGAATATGGTTTCCATGCAATCCTCGATGCCTGATTATGTCAATCGTTTGTACGAGAAAATGGGATATACCCACTCGGAAACGACCCACACCAAGGTATTAACATGGCAGCAATCACAAGCGCCGTCGTAGTTGCAGGGGCCGGAGCATATAGCGCTAAAAAGCAAAGTGATGCAGCAAAAAAGGCCGCGAAAACTCAAGCACAATCTGCCGAGCGCGGCCAAGATTTTGTACAACAGAACGTAGATCGAGCGCTGCCCCTCCTGCAGGAGGGCTTTGGAGGCGCTCAGGGAAGCATCACCGGCGGTACCGAACAAGCGCGCCGAGCTCTTTTGGGTGGCCTTGACCCCACTCTCGCCGAGCTAACCACAGGGTTTGAGCAGGCGCAGCAAACTCTCTCCCCCACTGCCCAGCAAGGTGCTGGCGCATCACAGCTTCAGGCTGCGCTATCTGGTGCGCTTGGTCCTGCAGCCCAACAGCAAGCCATTCAAGATTTCCAATCTTCCCCAGGCCAAGACTTCCTCCAAGGAAGACAAGAGCAGGCCCTTTTGCGCAATGAAGCTGCACTTGGGGGTGGCCTTGGGCAATCTGGTCGAGTGCTTTCCGCTCTCCAGGAGCAGGCCGCTGGATTTGCAGCCCAAGACTTCCAAAACCAGTTTGCCAGATTGGGACAAATTGCCGGTCGTGGGGATGTTGCGACAACGAATATTGCCAATCTTCAGGCGCAGCTTGGACAACAGAGATCAGGCCTTCGCGGGGGGCTTTCCCAGGCATTGGCAGGCCTGTCCCTGGATGAGGCGCAACAACTGGCGCAGCTTCAGCGAGATCTGGGGACGAACCAGGCCAATACCCTTATTCAGCAAGGGACAACTCTCGCCGGCCTAGAGCAAAACCGAGGCGCCGCATTAGCGGGTTACGATGCCTTCAGGGCCCAACAGACACCGCCAGTGGTCCAGGGGCTGCAAGCCGGTCTGGCTGCATATGGTGGCCTTGGGGGGCAATTGAATTTTTCAGGCTTCGGCCAGAGCAATCCAGGAGCTACACAGGCCGGATATAGTGGTCCCGCGTTTCAAAACTGGGTAGCGGCTCAAGGGGGATAATAACGTGGCAAACGGATCAGTTTTAGCGGGTATTCGCCCGAACAACGAGCCTGTTAACTTGGTTGGGAGCTTTTTGTCCGGGCAGCAGGCACGCCAAAATATATTGGCCGGCCAGCAGAATCTGGAGCAGGGCCAGCAATTAATGGCACAGAGAGAGCAGGCCGCACAACAGCAGGTCACACGGGCTCAATATGAGGAGGCGGTCCAGAGGGCGCGCATCATCAACCGGTTAGCCCGGCAGGTTCGCGAGATTCCATCAGAGCAGCAGAGGGCGGAGTTTGTACAGCGACTAGACCCTGAAATGCTGCAATCCGTAGGGGTTGATCCTGCTCAGGTGCAGGGTGTAGGCCTTAATGACCGAGATCTTGATGCCTTGATTGGGCAGACCCAAGCGGTTCTACCGGACACTGAAGAGGATAGAGGCGTCAGATTCGGCAATATCAATCCTGGCGACTACACCCCCGAGTCACTTTCTCGTTATGCGCAGACAAGGAACTTTTCCGATCTTGTGCGTGTATCTGGAAGGGAGGAATCCCGAACCTCAAGCCAGAGAGATTTCGCGGAGTATCAGCGGCTATTGCGTGAAGACCCGGCGGCGGCAGAGACGTTTGGTCGTCAATCAGGGTTCTTGTCCAGAGAAGGGCAAGAGCTTAGCTCATTCGCAGAGAAGAGGCTGGGATCTGCCAATGACGAAGCCGTTCAGTCCGCATCAGCATCCAGAAATTACGCAGGTCTGGCACAGGATTTTGAGCAGGCCGCAGCAAGAG